GGCATCGAGCGCGCGGCCACATCGACTGCGCCGCGCAACGCCTACGGGTCGCAGCGCTCGCCCTTGCGGCTGCAGCGCGAGGCCATGGAGATCGGCGACGAGATCGAAGTGACCGACCGCAACGCCGACCAGATCAGCGCGATTGCCTCGCATGTGCGCGCGCAACGGCCGGGGTCGGTGTACCGCGTGACAACTGCGCGGACTTGTGCGATTGTGCGGAGGCTCGCATGAGCTGGTGGGCTTGGGTGCTGCCGGTTGTGTTCGTTGTGGCCGTGCTGGTCGTTGCGTGGGCCGTGGCGGCGTGGCCGGAGCTGGGCGGGAGGGATGACGAGTGATGCTGACGCTTCCGTACCCGCCGAGCGCGAATACGTACTGGCGCCGCAAGGGTCACCAGTACTTCATCGCGGCAGCCGGGAAAGCCTTCCGCACCGAGGTCGAGGCGCTGTGCCGCTCGATGGGGCTGCGCCCACTGGCCGGGCCGGTTGCACTGACCGTGACGCTGACGCCGGGCGACCGACGCCGACGCGACATCGACAACGTCCTGAAGCCGCTGCTCGACGCGCTCACGCATGGCGGCGCATGGACCGACGACAGCCAGGTCAAGCGACTGATCGTCGCGATGGGAGAGCCGGAGCCGAAGCGCGGGCGGTGCATGGTGACGTTGTCTCAGGTCGGGATGACGGAGGGCGCATGAATCGGCCATCGAAGTACCCGAACAAGGTGCAGATCATCGAGCAGGTGCTGGCGGGCATGCGCGACGGTTCCAGCGCCTTCGCTGCGTGCAAGGCCGCAGGCGTGCCGCAATCGACGTTTGGGCGCTGGGTCGATGAGGACGCAGCGCTGGCGGAAGAGTACGCGCGCGCGAGGGAGGATCTGGTCGAGCGCATCGCCGAGGAGACCATGGCGATTGCCGATGAACCCGTGGGCAACACGGATTCGGGCGCGACCGACTCCGGCGCTGTGGCGAAGCAGCGCCTACAGGTCGATACCCGGAAGTGGCTGCTGTCGAAACTCGCCCCGCGCAAGTACGGCGACCGCCTGGAACTCGCAGGCGACCCGAAGAACCCGATTGCAGTAGCGCGCATCGAACGCGTCATCGTGAATGCCAAGCCGGACGCTGACGCTTCCGACGCCTGAATGGGCGCTGCCGCTGCTTCAGCCCGCGCGCTACAAGGGCGCGCACGGCGGTCGCGGCTCCGGCAAGTCGCACGCCTTCGCCGAGATGCTGGTCGAAGCGCACATCCTCGATCAGTCGAGCCGGTCGGTCTGCGTGCGCGAAGTGCAGAAGAGCTTGGCGCAGTCGGTCAAGCGGCTGATCGAAGACAAGATCGAGGCCATGAACGCCGGGGCGTATTTCACGGTTCAGGAAGCGTTGATCAAGTCGCACAATCCGGCAGGCAGCGGCGACGGGCTGGTCATCTTTCAGGGCATGCAGAACCACACGGCCGAGACGATCAAATCGCTGGAAGGCTACGACCGCGCATGGGGCGAGGAGGCGCAGAGTCTCAGCCAACGCTCGCTCGACATGCTGCGCCCGACGCTGCGGAAGCCCGGCTCGGAACTCTGGTTCACCTGGAACCCGAGGCTCGAGACAGACCCGATTGATCAACTGCTGCGCGGAGACAGCCTGCCGCCGCGATCCGTCGTGGTCGAGGTCAACTACGCCGACAACCCGTGGTTTCCGGACGTGCTGCGCGAGGAGATGGAGTACGACCGCAGCCGCGATCCGGACAAGTACGGCCACATCTGGCTAGGCGGCTACCTGCAGAACAGCGAGGCGCGCGTCTTCCGGAACTGGCGCATCGAGGAGTTCGAAGCGCCGCCCGACGCGATTCACCGGCTGGGTGCGGATTGGGGATTCGCATCCGATCCGACGGTGTTAGTGCGCTCGCACATCGTCGGTCGCAAACTCTACGTCGATTACGAGGCGTACCGCGTCGGTTGCGAGATCACCGAGACGCCGGACCTGTTCATGAGCGTGCCCGAAGCCGAGAAGTGGCCGCTAGTGGCCGACTCCAGCCGTCCGGAGACGATCAGCCACATGCGGCGGCACGGCTTCCCGAAGATCCTCCCGGCGGTCAAGGGGCCGAGATCGGTCGAGGAGGGCGTCGAGTGGCTGAAGTCCTACGACATCATCGTGCACCCGCGCTGCACGCATGTGATCGACGAACTGACGTTGTACAGCTACAAGACGGACCCGCTGACCGGCCGCGTGCTGCCGGTGCTGGCCGACAAATCGAATCACTGCATCGACGCCCTGCGCTATGCCTGCGAGGGTGCAAGGCGGGCATCAGCGCAAAAGCCGCAAACCGCACCCGCCGCCCCCATCGCTAATCGCTGGGCCGCAATCGCCGCCCGTCGCTAGGTTGCCGGATCGGCCAAACCTTCGCACAATCGCGGGCGAGCGCGAATCTTTGGGGAAGCTGTGGCCCGACCGACCGAGCAGGAACGACTGACGAAGGTGCACGACGAGGCGCTGGCCGAGTTCGACCGCATCCAATCGTCCGTCCGCGATGAGCGGCTGCAGGCGCTGCAGGACCGCCGATTCGTGAGCATCGCCGGGGCGCAGTGGGAAGGCCCGCTCGGCGAGCAGTTCGCCAACAAGCCAAAATTCGAAGTCAACAAAATCGCGATGTCGGTACAGCGGATCATGTCCGAGTACCGCGCCAATCGCATCACGGTCGATTTCATCGCGAAAGACGGCGAGTACGATCAACTGGCCGACGTGTGCGACGACCTCTACCGCGCCGACGAGCAGGATTCGTCGGCCGAGGAAGCCTACGATAACGCGTTCGAGGAAGCGCTGACCGGCGGCTTCGGCGCATGGCGGTTGCGCACCGTCTACGAGTCGGAGGAAGACGACGAAGACGAGCGCCAGCGCATCCGTATCGAGCCGATCTTTGATGCCGATTCGTCGGTGTTCTTCGACCTGCAGGCCAAGCGCCAGGACAAGGCCGACGCGCGGCTCTGCTTCGTTTTGACGTCGATGACGCACGCGGCCTACGAAGACGCCTACGGCGAAAGCCCGTCAAGCTGGCCGAAGGAAGTGCATCAGTACGAGTTCGATTGGGCAACGCCGGACGTCGTGTTCGTCGCCGAGTACTACCGCATCGAGGACAAGGCCGAGACGGTGCACGTCTATCGTTCGCTCGACGGCGAGGAGGAGCGCTACCGGTCGGACGAGTTGACGGACGAGGTGATGGCCGAACTGGACGCCATCGGCAGCGTCGAGGTGCGGCAGAAGCGCGTGAAGCGGCGGCGCGTGCACAAGTACATCCTCAGCGGCGCGCGCGTGCTGGAGGACTGCGGATACCTGCCGGGGCGCTACATCCCGATTGTGCCGGTCTACGGCAAGCGCTGGTTTATCGACAACGTCGAGCGGTTCTCTGGCCATGTGCGACTCGCGAAGGACGCGCAACGGCTGGCGAACATGCAGCGCTCGGCACTGGCCGAAATCAGCGCGCTATCGACCATCGAAAAGCCGATCTTTGTGCCCGAGCAGATCGCAGGGCATCAGGTGATGTGGGAACAGGACAACCTGAAGAATTACCCGTATCTGCTGGTCAACCCGATTACCGCGCCAGACGGCAGCATGCAGGCAGGCGGGCCGGTCGGCTACACGAAAGCGCCCTCCGTGCCGCAAGCGATGGCCGCGCTGCTGCAGTTGACAGAGCAGGATATCCGCGACGTTCTCGGCGGGCAGGAGCAGGGCGACAAGCTGACCGCGAACACGTCGGGGAAGGCCGTCGAGCTTGTGCAGGGGCGACTCGACATGCAGACGTTCCTGTTCATGAGCAACTTCGGCAAGGGCCAGCGCCGCTGCGGAGAAATCTGGCTGTCGATGGCGCGCGAAACCTACGTCGAGCCAGGCCGGAAGATGAAGCGCATCGGCCAGCGCGCCGAGATCGACTCGGTCGAACTCATGCGGCCGATGATCGGCGACGATGGCGAAATCGAATACGAGAACGACCTGAGTGAAGCCGAGTTTGACGTGGCCGTCGAGGTCGGCCCGTCGTCGAGCAGCAAGCGCGCCGCGACCGTGCGCGCGCTCACCTCGATGATGGCCGTGACCAGCGATCCGCAGGCGCAGAAGATCCTGCAAGCCGCCGTGCTGATGAACATGGACGGCGAAGGGTTGGCCGACATCCGCGAGTTCTTCCGCCGTCAACTGGTGCAGATCGGCGTCATCAAGCCGAGCGAGGAAGAAGCCGCGCAGATGCAGGCCACGCAGAAGGAAGACCCGAACGAGGTATTCCTGAAGGCTGCGGCCGAGGAAGCGATGGCGAAGGCTGCGAAGGCGAACGCCGACGTGATCAAGACGATTGCCGAGAGCGAACTGACGCAGGCAAAGACGGTCGAGACGCTCGGCAAGGCCGGGGCCGCAGAGTCGTTCCCGGCCGCACAGTCGATGGCCGTGCAGCAGCAGGTTGACCAGGGTGTGGCGACCGTGAGCGCCGGGGGCATGGACGAGCGCACGCAGTTACAACTGGAGGCGATGGCGCTCGAAAACGAGATCAAGCGGCGGCAGTTGATGGAGCAGGACGCCATGCTCGAGCGCGCCTACGCCGAGCGCGATGCGCTGCAGTCGGGCGCGGAGAGTAGCAACGGCATGCGCGAAGTCGTATCCGGCCTCGGCGAGAGCGTATCGGCGATCAGCGATGCTGTCGGCCAGATGCGCGAGGCTATCGGCACGCTGGCCGATTCGAACGCGGCGAACGCCGAACGCGCGCTGCAGGCGCTGGCGAAGCCCAAGCGCATCGTGCGCGAGCGCGGGCGGATCGCGCGCATCGAGACGGACGACTAGAGGCCCACATGGCAATCCAACTCTCCACCACTGCCCGAGATAACCGGCTCGACTCCATCGAGACGACCGTCGGCACGTCGGCAGTTCTGCGAATTTTCACCGGCTCCCCGCCCGCAAACTGCGCCGCAGCCGACAGCGGCACCGTTCTGGCAACCGTCAATTGCCCGTCGGATTGGATGGCGGCGGCATCCGGTGGCAGCAAGGCAAAATCTGGCACCTGGGAGGATTTGAGCGCCGACAACAGCGGCACGGCAGGGCATTTCCGCATCTACAATTCCGGCGTCTCGACCTGCCACATTCAGGGAACCGTGACAGCCAGCGGCGGTGGCGGCGACATGATCGTGAATTCAACGTCGTTCACCGCAGGCCAGTCGTTCGCGGTAAACACCTTCACGCTGACCGACGGGAACGCCTGACCATGGCTGACAACGTAGGCTATACGCCGGGAAGCGGCGCAACGGTCGCCGCCGACGACATCGGCGGCGTGCTGCACCAGCGCGTCAAGGTCGGCGTGGGCGCAGATGGCACGGCGGTCGATGTCTCCGATGCCAACCCGATGCCGATGGCCGCATACGGTGAACTGATCGAGGCCATCGAGTCAATGCGATTCGCCATCGGCGCGCTGACCAAAACCATCGGCTATGCGCTGCCCAACACGGCGGGCCAGC